TGGCGCTGAAAAGAAAGGTAGCGGCGAGTCTGCTAGCAATACTAGATCAATCGTTGATCGCAAGATTGGTTAATTAGGAAATTACACTAGATGCAATTTTTAAGAGAACACCTAAGTTTTGATCAAGCTCAAGCGATAATCGAGAGCGATGACAAAGAGGGCAAAAACCTTTACTTAAAGGGTATTGCAATCCAGGGTGGAATACGCAATCAAAACCAACGGGTTTATCCTGTAAGGGAAATTGAGTCTGCGGTTAAAACCCTCAATGATCAAATTCAAAACGGTTATAGTGTTCTCGGAGAAGTTGACCATCCAGATGATTTAAAAGTAAATTTAGACCGTGTATCCCATATGATTACTCAAATGTGGATGGACGGTCCAAACGGATATGGCAAGATGAAAGTTTTGCCTACTCCAATGGGACAACTGGTTCGCACTATGCTCGAAAGTGGTGTAAAACTTGGCGTGAGCAGTCGTGGTAGCGGAAACGTGAATGACGGCTCAGGTGAAGTATCCGAGTTCGAAATTATAACAGTGGACATCGTGGCCCAACCTAGTGCGCCTGGCGCTTACCCTACACCTGTTTATGAGCATATCATGAACAGTCGTGGTGGGGCACGTGCTATGCGGATTAGTAAAGAAGTGCAAGACGATCCTAAGGCACAGAAGTATCTCCGCGAGGTTATGCTTCAGATTATTAGTGGCCTTAAAGCCTAAGGAGAAATAAATGGACGCATTCAAGCAATTGGTTGAAAGTGGTGTGATTAGCGAAGCCGTAAAAGGTGAGTTAGAATCTGCATTTAATCAAAAGATTCAAGAGAATCGCGACCAAGTAACCGCTGAACTACGTGAAGAGTTTGCAAATCGATATGAACACGATAAAGGTGTCATGGTAGAAGCACTCGACAAACTAGTAGGCGACCGCTTAGCCGCAGAACTAGGTGAGTTTGTGACTGATCGCAAAGCATTGGCAGAAACCAAAGCTGAGTACAAGCGCAAGATAGCATCTGATTCCAAAACAATGGAATCGTTTGTTATGTCTCAACTAGCAAAAGAACTTGTAGAATTCCAAAACGATCGCAAGACCGTTTCTGAGAATTTTTCTAAGTTGGAACAATTCGTTGTAAACGCATTGGCCAAAGAGATAGGCGAATTTGCTGAGGACAAGAAGGAAGTAATCGAAACTAAAGTTCGATTAGTTCGTGAAGCTAAAGTAAAATTTGCTGAAGTTAAAAAAGAATTCATTAAACGAAGTGCCGGACTTGTTCAAGAGACAGTTACACGTCAACTAAAAACTGAGTTACATCAGTTGAAAGAAGACATCGAATCTGCTCGCACAAGCAATTTTGGTCGTCGTATTTTTGAAGCATTTGCACAGGAGTTTCAACATTCTTACCTTAACGAAAAATCTGAAACAGCTCGTCTGTTAAAGATTGTAGATAAGAAAGAACAAGAAATCGCCGAAGCACAGCAAGCTCTTAACAAGAGTAAAGCTATTGTCGAATCTAAAGAACGTGAAATTCGCGTTAAACATGATATGGCAGAGCGATCAAATGTTATGAGCGAACTATTAGCACCTCTAAGTGCTGAGAAAAGAGCCGTCATGAGTGAATTGTTAGAGTCTGTGCAAACAGCCAAACTAGCAACAGCATATGACAAATACCTACCAGCAGTAATGGAAGGTGGCGTTCGCAAGTCTAAGCAAGTAATTGCTGAATCAGTTTCACAAACTGAAGTAACTGGCGACCGTGAGGTAAAAAATCAGCCTGAGGCAGGCTTTGACAACATTGTAGACATCCGCAAGTTAGCGGGTCTAGCAAAGTAATTATTAGGAGATAAATGATGTCACAACTTCTGAACGAAAGATGGTCAGAAACCAAAGATACCCTATTAGAAGGGTTACAAGGTACCCGTCGTAGCTCCATGCAAACATGCTTGGAAAATACACGTAAGTACCTATTAGAAAGTGCTACAGCAGGTGCTACATCTGCAGGTAACATTGCAACACTTAACCGCGTGATTCTTCCAGTAATCCGTCGTGTTATGCCTACGGTTATTGCTAACGAAATTGTTGGTGTACAACCTATGACAGGTCCAGTAGGACAAATTCACACTCTACGTGTTCGTTATGCTGATTCTAGCAACGAAGTTGTAGCGGGTGAAGAGGCACTGAGCCCATTCAAGATTGCCCAGGCTTATTCTGGTAACAATGACGCAACATATCCACGTGCTGACACAACAGCTAAGATGGAAGGTCAACCAGGCAAGCGTATGAGCATTCAAATCTTGAAGGCACCAGTCGAAGCCAAGTCACGCAAGCTATCAGCTCGTTGGACTTTCGAAGCCGCTCAAGATGCACAAGCTCAACAAGGCATTGACATCGAAGCAGAAATCATGGCCGCTTTAGCACAAGAAATTACTGCTGAAATCGACCAAGAAGTTTTAGCTTCTTTACTTCAGTTAGCTTCAGTTGAAGAAGAGTATGATCAGTCATTAGTGTCTGGTACAGCTACATTCGTTGGTGACGAAC